CAGGTGTCAAAGCCTTTATAGCCGCTTTAGGCAAATACCTTTCGCCAGTTTTAGCACTAGGCTTTCCAGACTTTGTAGTCCACTTCTGCCCTGTCCATTTCTTTAAAGACTTCTGAGATTTTGCAAGTGCCATTACTTCTTCGCCTTAGCTTTTGCTTTAGCTGACAAGTCCTTTAAATGAAATAACTTTACACTTGTTTTGGTGTGAGACTTATTAGTGTGTAGAGTACCATCAGCCATCTTGTGACTAGAGCCTTTATGCTCTGTGCCGTCTTTCTTATAATGTTTAACACCTTTCATTTGTAACCTCCTCCTGCTTCTTTGTATTGTTTGGCAAGCATCTGAGCCTTTCGTGCGCTCCACTGTCCTGCTTTGCCGCCCTTAGTTCCTCTTTTAATTTTATTAAATAAATTCTTACGCATTGTAGGATTGGTATAATTACCTGCCTCATTAACTGTTGACTTTTTCTTTGCCGCCATTACTTGTCCCTCGCTACTGATTTTGTTTTCTCTACAGTTCTCATTGCACCTAGTCCCAACATGCCCATCAGTACACTTGTAAGAAGTGAACTATCTACAGCAGGGACAGTAAACCAAATGCCTAGTATTGGTGCTAAGATTGTAGAATACATTAAAGCAAATCCGCAGATCCAACCAATAGCAGGTCGCCATCCGCTAACAAACAAGCTCTTGTGCGCCGCCTCAACCTTGTTTACTTCTAACTGTCCTTTAGAAATCTCTTGGGCGTGACGCTCAGACATCGTAGCAATTTCGTGAGCTAAGGCGTTACGCTGATCCTTATCTTCAATGAACTTGTCAAGCAGTCCGGTCACTGGGCCTATCAGTTTATCTAACATATCTCTATCCTATTTTAAAGGGTTTGACAGGTAATCCATACCTTTCCACAAGTCTTCTATTTCACGGCTAATTGTTTTTAGCTGACCGTCAAGCTTGTTTAAGTTAGCTGTCATTAACTCTGCTTTAGCTACAGTAGCTTTCATAGTCTCAATGTCTTTCTCTAAACTATCTACATTTTCATCAATCAATAATAGCTTTTCTTGTTGTTCCATAATTGTAATTAGGTTAACGCCTAGTGTTGCTAACTTGCCTTGAAGCTGTGAGACATCATTGTCTTTTAGTTCTTGTTTAATAAGCAGTAGGCTTTCTTCTAGCGGAGCAATGCTTGGAATAGACACAGACTCAACAGCCTCTAAACGTCCGTATAGTGAGCTTGCTGTCCATACACCACCACCTAGAGTTGTTGCAAGGCTAAGAAGTATAGCGATATAAACGCCTTTAAAGCTTGTGCCGCCAATCGTTAGTTCTGTTTCTGCTAAACTCATCCTCCTGTCTCCTCACAGTTTAGTTGAGTCATAAAGCACTCATAACCTAAATAAGTTGGGCCAGTAAGATAAAGCTCACTGGTAGCTCCTGATGTTAAGATGTCTTGGTGAGAAACGTACAAGTTAATATTAAACGCATCTGAGCCGTTTACGTATACGCTAGTAGCAGGATTCCCAGTAGTCCAAGCAAGGCTTACGGCCTGAGTAGACGCGCTATAGCTCAAGGTGTTTGTTTCAACACGAGTGTTATTATCCATTGCTCCTTGATCCATAAACGCCACAGCGTCTGGGTTTGCGGCTACGCCCAGAAAAGCTCCTGCGGCATTAGCATGTGTTTCAATATCATCAAGGCTTTGGTTGTATGTATCAGCATCACTTTGATCTATCGTGAGGGCATCTGTATTTGTAGTAACATATTCCTGCACTGCGGCTTCTTCGTCTGGAGTTGATGCTTCAGCAGATAGTTCAGCAACTTCTTGTACTGCAAGCATGTCTACTACTACGGCTGTAAAATCTTCTATGGCCGCTTCCATTAATTCAAGTTCGGCGGCGGCCTGTTCTTCTAAATAATCTTGGGCAGAACCATAAGGCAAGTAAGTTACCATTCCGGCCAGTGCTTGATTATAAGCGTTAACTTGCTCTGTTGTTATGTACGCTGTACCTGCTAGTTGGCCGTCACTAATTCCTGTGCCAGTGTTAGCATAGCCCATAGCGGCTCCTGTCATTAGGATGCCTGTATTTATCTGATCTATAATAGCCGCACTGCTTGCTATTAAAGTATCTAACTCACTTGCTTGAACTGCGGAACTGCTCAGAAACAGACTCACTAGAGCTACTATCTTCGTCTTCATTTTCATTCCCTGCTCCTATACCTAAAATTGAGTTGTACCATATTTGAGTTTTTGTATATTTTATTATCGGTTCAAGCTTAGACCACGTTGCTCTGCGAATAACTCCAACCTCACCGTAGTCTGGTATGTACAGGCTTGGTTGCATCTTCATTAAAAGAAAAGCTCTTTTACCTACTACTAATCTACCGCCTGATAGAACAGGACAGGGCGTTGCAGATATAAATAAAGACCTCCAAACCTTTACGTCTTCACACATCCTAGCAATAGCGGCTACCTTCATTCCTAGATCGCTTAGAACTTTAGCATCTCTACGCCTATTACAATCAACATCTGATTCGTAACTGCCTTTAGTTATACCTATAATTCCTGTTTGAATTGAACCACCTGATCCCTGCAAACATGTTTCCATGCCATTAGACATGTAGCTAGGGGCTATTGCTGAGCCTACTGGCATAGCTCCAGAACTGCCTGCGCCATTGTAAGTGTTAGTTACGCTATCATCTTTACTGTTGTTGTTACTACTAACAGTACTGCCCACTGTGTTGGTGTTGAGCGATCCGTCTTGGTTGTTGTCTGAGTCAGTATCTCCCATAGGCTCTTCTTGTGCATACAAAACTGACGATCCTAATATAAAGATAAGCGCAACAACTAGTTTCATCCCTAGTAGCACCAACACATAGGTTCGGTTTTGCGAACATCTACGTGAACAAAGGACTTAGCAACACCTACGCTCATGCCCAAAGCTGACGCATGTTTAACAATTGCTAAACGCTGTGCGCCTCCAGAGACTTTAATGTCTGCGGCAATTCCATGTGCATGTGTTCCTGCTTTTGATTTACGCTTCTCTATACTATGGTCTTTACTTCTGTAGCCGCTTGTAATAATAAACGGAAACCCACAGGCCGCTCTGAGTTGATCTAGAGCGTGTATGAAATCAACATCCATTTCATTCTCGCCAGTTTCTTGGCAGTTAAAGTCTGAGAGTTTAAAGTATTTAAATTGTTCGGCCATTAGCTACAGCCTCCTTTTAGTTTGTTTAGCACTTTACCACCTGCGGCCATGTTTAACACTCTCATAGGATCATCCGCGTCCATGTACGCAGTCCCTGCGCCTTCGTTGTACGGTAAGCCTGTGAGTTTATTTATACGCTCGTCAGGTTCTATAGGCGCATTAGGCACAGGTGTGGATACTTCGCCTCCTGTAGCTTTAGGCATTAGCCCTGCTTCTTCACGCTCTTCAGGTGTTAAAGGCGCGTTAGATTCTAAGAAAGAATTGTTGGTATCAACTTTTATACTTCCTTCTGGCGCACTAAAATTATAATTTTTTAAATTTCCTAACGTAAGAAGATCCATTTCCTCGTAAGCTTTCCATTGCTCAAATTCAGCTTTGTTTATTCCTTGGTTAAAACCTTCTATAAATTCAGGAGTTTGTCGAGCAAGTGCTTCAAGTCTATAGGCAGTAGGATCGTGACGCGGAGCTAGGGGTACAAACCGCCCCTCTAAAATACTCCCCGCTTTAGCAGGAGAAATTTTATTTTTTATTAAAAGCTCAAAGGCTTCTTCAGGGGTTTTTATTCTAGCGTATGCTGAAGCCTTAATCCACAAATCTTGTTGATACTGAAACTCAACAGCATTTGTTCTATAAAAGTCTCGCGTCATCTCTTCATCTGTGCTTTCTAAATTCACGCTATCTGTTTTGTTCTGATTATTCTGAAGCTTGTAATCTTCAATCGCCCACTTTAAATACTCATCTGCAAGATAGGGTTCCTTTTTAATTCCAAACTGTTCTAGTTTAGCGTACTCAGGATCACGAAAACGACCAGACCACTTATTAGATTTTTCATTAAGAGCATCTTTTAATTTTATTAAATTAGTAACAGATCCCGGAATTAATGGTTTAAATCCTTCAGTAAGTACAGTTCGGAGGTGATCAACATTACTATCTTTATCTGGAAACAGTTGCCGCCCTTGTCTGTCTTCATTATCTTTAGAAAGTGCGGCAGTCGCCATATCAATCCAAGGTGATAAGACCATAGACTCCGCTGTAAAAGGATCTGTTAAAGTTTTTATGTATGTCCCTGCCGCCCCTAGCATATAAGCGTCTAGTTCTTCGCCTTTTAGTTGACCGCTAATAATCCTATCGTATGCCGCTACAAAAGGTTCTTTCATATAATAATATGAGTTTAAAAATTCTGTATTAGTAGTAAAGTAGTTACCTTCATCATCCATAGAATAAATTAAATCGTGTGCTGAACTAAACTTACTAGACTTTAAAACTCTGCGATCTTCTACTTCTTGATCGTCCATATTATAATGATCGTAAGAGCTTTTTGCAAGATACCCATATCCCATATTAGCTGTAGCAAAACCTGCGGCTCTTCGAAGACCACGCATTTTTATAACACGGTTATCAGAAGCAATTTCTTTAGCCACTTGTTGTACAATGTTTAGACTTGTACGTACTACCTCTACTGGAAAAGAAATATAGTTTCCTAAAGGTATGTTACGCGCCTGTTGAAATCCCGGAGAAATATTTTGATAGGTGGGAATAGTCTTTTGCACTAAATTAGCAGATCTTCGTTTTAACAGTTCATCAGTTTCATTAGGAAAAGCTTTGCGTAAAGTTTTAAGCTCTGACTCAAAAGCAATTATTTTAGAAAAATCATCTACGGCCCCATAAACGTCTTGAGGTTTTTTAGCAAGCTTTGTAGCAAATTTAACAGCCTTAGATTTTCCTGCTCCTATTGTTCTAGATACACTATCTGAACCTTGAAAGCCATCAGAAAGCATGTCTCGAAATTGATTTAACTTGACGCTTGAGTCAATTACTCCGTACCCTTGCATCTCTGCTAGATACGAAGCACTTTTTTTCTCGTCAACTTTATATAGTCCTGTAACACGACCAAGACCTGCTCTCGCTCCCAAGATTTCATTCTCTAAAGTACCAAGAGCTTTTAAACCTCCCATGCTCAAAGGGTTATGTCCGTTAGCTACAAGAAACGAGGCGCTTCCAACAGCGTTACGCGCTTGAGTAACATGATTAAATACTGTTTGCATAGATTGTGCTACACCTTGTGCGCCTACATAAAATCTCCATGCAGTCCCGCTTGCACTTTTTGCTGACAGGGTATCAAATGTGTTTTGTTTATTTAAAACAGCCTTCTCTATTTCAGGAGTAGTCCACTTGTTATCCAGTATAGAATTAGTGCCTTTAATTTGCACAGTTAATCCGCGATTTACATTTTCTGTTGATTGAATGTATCCGTTTTTTCCTTTTGATAACTGATCTACAACATTATAGTATTGTTGCATTTCAGCTATACGCGAAAGCTTTGCAAGAGATAAAACAATTTTTTCACTAGGGTCGGTAATCTCTCCTAATAGCGCCCTTACTTCAGGATCGAGTTCTTTCTTTTTTCTTAATTTAGCTACTTTATTAATTTGATTTACATAGTCTACAACTTCGTCACTGTTTCCAAGTTTCTTTTCAATTTGTATCTTAGCTTGTTTAAGAGCTTTTGCGTTTGATACAGTCTTCCCTCTTTTTAATGCTTTAGCTTGAATTTTAGCAACATAATATTCTTCAGCGTCTTTCATAACTTTAGAGGTTGGTTTGTATCCGCTGTCTTCAAAAGCGCGGTACGTAGATCGTATATATTTTCCAAGGTTTGCGATTAGTGTTGCTTTAGACTCATCACTAAATCCTTTCATGTTTATAACGCGAGTTGTTAGACCGTCTTGAAGTTTACGAAAACTTAAAATTTCACTTGCAACATCTTCAGGAACATCATACTTCTTAGCAAGGGCAGAAACTTGTTTATTAGGCTTCATGTTTATTATGTCAGTAAGATCAGTTTCTAATAACCTAGTTGTTTTAGAAATTAAATCTTTATTATTTCCCGCGCTATTTAATGCGCGATCTAAATGAGTTGCAACAATTTGAGCATCTTGTACAAGTTGTTTCTGTGTAAACTTAGCGTTTTGTTGTGCGTGATGCATTAATGGTGTAGAATATCCTTCAGTAGTTAAAAACTTTTGATTCATTCTAGACAAAAAAGAATCTCGTTGTCGAGCTACCTGCGCTAAACCTTCTGGAGTCTCTTCAACCAATTTTAATTTTTGAGGGTCGAGCATGTTTAATATCTGTCGCTCGTAGTCTAACTGTTTCATTAGTGCTTCTATTTGTTCTTCTTTAGACATTTGAGAAGGGTGTTTACCCACTATAAATCTTCCAACTGCCTTTGGATTTGTAGCAATTTTAAATACTGCTGTTATTGATAAACTTTCAAAAGATAATTTTAAACGCTTTGTAAGTTCAGTATCATCTTTATCAGCAGAGAAAAATTCACCCATGTCTCTAATCAAACCAACTCCACCTTCAGTATCTTCAGAGATTGAATCTTCAACAAAATTAAATAAATTATTATCAGGGTCAATCATTACTTGAGTTGCTACTTCAACGCCAGTAAGCATAGCTAAACCTTTGGCTAAATTATCTTTTCCTATAAGCTTGGTTGCTATATATTCACCTGATTTTTCTTTAGTTACTACAGTAGTTCTTGCCCAATTAGCTGATTGAGGAACTACACTAGGTATAAGCTTGATTCCTTTATAGCCTATTTCAGCAACTTTAGCTACCTTACCTGTTGCAAAAACAAAAGCTCCTAACTGTAACCCCATACCCGCTACAGTTTCGGGTTGTGCGATCTGACCTGTTTCTGGATTTATTACACGTTTGTTCCAATCAACTGCGGAAAAAGCAGGGGCCGTCATATCTATAGCCATATCTGTTAATTTATTTACAAGCTCTTCACGCTCTTTAGGCTCTAACTTACTCATGTCTAGACCAGTAAGTTTTTCCATAACCCCACTTGCCATTAGATCAACAACGCCGCGAGGTATGCCATAAAATACTTTTAGAACATCTGTTCCAAGAGCTTTTAAGCCTTCTCTATTTTCTGCACGTTTCTCTGGTGGCGTTTCTAAGTCTCCAAAAAACTTTCCGCTGTAAGTCCTGCTTGGTTTTTCTTCCTCTATAACTACTTCGTCTTTTTTAGATAATACAGCTTCTACTTCAGCATCAATGCCTTTATAGTTTTCTTTTAAAGGGCCAAACTCAGGCTGAGAAACTTCCGCATCTTCAAACGGATTGCCTTCAACAACAGTAGTTTTATAGCCTATAGAAAGCTCGTCTTCGGTTTCAAACGGATTGCCTTCAATAACAGTAGTTTTATAGCCTATAGAAAGATCGTCTTCGGTTTCGAATGGATTGCCTTCAATTGGGGTTACTTTCATTTAATCTGACTCCGTATACATTTCATAGTCACCGTCTTCATTAGGTTCATTAGAAACCCAACCTTTACGTGACTTTGACCAAGTGCTATCTGAAGGCGCCCAAGAAGGTTTTTTCGGGTCATCAGGAGTTGGTTCAGTGTTTTTCACTTGAGCGGTTCTTGCCCCTCTTAAAACAAGCGTCAATCCATTTAATAGTTGACTATAAGTTTTTTGAATTTCAGGGTTTTGTGGATTATCAATATCGCGCATAAGATTAGGAGAAGCTTTAAGATAAGCTATCATAAACGCTGATTCTACCTCGGTTAATTCTTGAATAATGTTTTTTGCGCTTGTATAATTATTAGGATTCATTGCAAAAATATTTAGCTTAACGTGATCTTTTATTTCCATCGTGTCCGGCATGAGTCCTTTTTTCGTTGCCTCTCTTAAAAAATCTTTATAACCTTCTCTTCCTACCAGAGTTAGTACGTTTGTATGAACAGTATTAGTTTTACCAATTGCAGAAAGAACTTCTGTGTAAGTAGCGGGTTTTTCATTAGACCCTAGTATTTCTGAAGTAATAACAGGGCTTCCAACTACATCACCTTTGTTGTCTAGTGTACTGGCTATTTGTATAGTACGTAGATATCCTTGACCATCTATTTGAGAGGTGTGAGCATACTCAGTTTTATAGCCTTTTGCAATATTAGCTAAGACTTCTTTTCGTTTATCGTCATCAAGCCTAAGACCTGTTGCCGCCTGTACGCCTAACGCTATGTCCCCAGTTTCAGCCGCAACTTCACGACCTAATTTTAATTTATCTTTAGTTATACCGTAAAGTTTGGTAGCAATTTTAACCTGCGTAAGACTGCCCATAGCATCATTAAAAGAATCCACAGTCGATACGTTTTTAGAAAGTCTCTGAATAATAGTACGCGGGAAAGATGTAGATTCTCGTGAAGCTAATGTCTCTAATGTCCTGCCTGACGCACGACCCGCGGTAAACTCAGTACCGCTACCATAAATTAATTCGTTTCTTTCCGCACGTTTTTTTGCTTGCGCTTGTATTTCTGGAAGTTTCATAAAAGAAGCTTTCCAAAAAGAATCATTACCTGCTCGATATTTTTCAGGTTCGTCTATTCTAGCCTGTGCTAATTGTTTATCAGCAAAATCTTGAGCATAATAATTGGTTAAAGTTATGTCTTTATCTTTAGCCGCTTTTCTTTCAGTAATAGAAACTCCTAGTTCTTTTTCAAATTGAGTTACTTTAATTTTATTGTTTTGAAGTTCAGATCTAGCTAAAAAGTCTTCCGTCTTCTGGGCTGTCCCTGCATTGATACTTGCAAATATTTCTTTGCCTATTGAACCCGCCGCTTGTAAAGCAAGAGTTTTAAAAATAGTTTTGTTTTGTTGTTTGTCTGCATACTTACGAGCCTCTGCTTGTCCTGCGTCTTTACGCGCCCTGACATTTGCAAGCAGTGACGTACCAAAATCTCTAATAGCCATGTTCTTAAACTCCTGTTGGTCTAGCCATAAGGCTACTTGATTGCTCTTCTTCTTCTACTGCGGGGGCTTCCATTAAGCTTGGCTCAGCTTTAGGCTTGTCGAGGTCTACATCGGGTAAAGACTCTAAAGACTGTTGCATCTCCGCAGTCAGTACGCCTTCAGGAACTTTTCCATTCTTGCTATCTTTAATAAGCTTTTCAATACGGCTTTCTTCTATTTTAGTACCTGCAAAATCTTCTTCGTCATTTTCGTCATCAAGATCGCCAGTGTATATAGTCATCTCTAAACCTAGACGTTCTGCTAAAGCCATGATCATGTAAGCCGCAGGTTCTGCAAGCATCAACATTAGATCAGGATTCCAAGCCCCTTCCTGAAACTCAGTAAACAATACAATTTGAACAATGTTCATAATAGGAACACCGTCATCTACAGCTTGCATTAAACTAACATAAGTTTTAGGTTCAATAAAAGACTCCCACAAATATTCAGAAGCCTTATGCACTGAGATAAACTTTGGCGCTTGTTCATAGGGCGCAGGGCTTTCGGGATCATTAGTCAAAGACTGTCCGGGAATTGGACGGTTAGGACTTGTGCGAAGTTTAGCGTATTCTTCTTCTATTGTTGCCATAATTTTAAAACCTTTTAAGCTGTTTGAGCAAATTGAGCCATATAGTTACCGTACTGGAATGCGGTGTAACCATAAGGACTAGGACTGTTAGTTACTTGTTGTTCAAAAGCACGAGCGTTCATAATCTCTGGAGCGCCATACTGTTGTTGAGAACCTCCAAAACTTTCAAAGCTTGGAACGTATGCAACATTACTTACGTTCTGTACGTTGTATTCTGGCTTTGCTTGAATGCCTGTTTCTTGCATTATTCTAGTTTTAACACCGCTTTTAAATGTTTCTTCCATCCCTTCTGTAACATAGCCTAATGGATCGTCAACTATCTCTCCTGCTTTTTTGTAGATGTTTGAAGGTACTTCACTAATTCCTGTTCTTAGTCGTTCAAAGAAACTTGGATCAGGTTGATTTGCGGCTTCAGTAAAAGCACTTGTAGGATCAACATTTCTAAGTGTGTCTGCAAGCCCTGTATTTCTAGTAGGCCCAAGTAAAGATGGGTTTGTTAAAGGAGGAGCTTCAATTATAGGCGGTTTAAAATTAGGATTAACCTCCATGCCTTCAACAAAGGCCGCAGGGTCTGGAACATAATTTTGGTCTAGACTTGCTGTAAAATTAGATTCTCCTCTAGCCATTAAATCGTCATAGCCTTTAGCATAATCAGAACCAAGACCCATGCCATCGTTGCCGTAACTTTCAGCCACTGTTCGATCCATAGCTTTTTGACCTGACTTAGTGTTTAACTTTTCTTCTGTTTTATCTATAGCGTTTGTAACTTTTGAAAAGTCTGTAGTTAAGTTCTGAAATTTAGAATCAGCGCCAAAACTTCGACTAAACGCACTGTCTCCACCTGTAAAGAAATTTGAAGCGGCATCAAACGTAGTACCAAACATATTGTTACTTGCAGTTTTTGCAAAGTTTCCAAGAGTATCAGTCACGCCCTGAGTTATATTGTTAAAGACTGTGCCTGCTTTACCTACAGTATTACCTACGAACTGCATTACTTTTCCTACAGTTTGACCCACTGCGCCTAAAGCACCTCCAACTGTGTTAGTAGCTAATGCACCTGCCGCGCCTGTAAACGCACCTCCAAGTGCCGCACCAACATACGGCATAATAAAAAACATAGCTACTTGGCCCAAGATACCAATCTTACCCATAAACTTGCCAAACTTTTTAAAGGCGCTTTTAATGCCCTTGCCAATTTTTTTAAATGCGCTTTTAATACCCCTGCCTATTTTACTAAAAAATCCCATTTGCTTTGTCCTTTATATTATTTGTTTTACTTCTCTTGATCGTCGTTGTTTTGTCCACTACCAGTTCCGGTATAACCACTACCACCACCACTGTTATAATCTACAGAATCTACTCCAGAACCAAAACCTGCATTACTTATCATATTTATAAGAGAACGTGTTGTTGTCCCTGCGTCTTCACCTGCGGCACTTTCATTACCAATAGCTGTAGCAATTAACTGCGCTTCTCGTTGCTCGTTATTTTCGTAGCTTTGACGTACATAAGCCGCTTCATCTCGTAGTTGTTGCCACAGTTGAGTCTGATCTAATGCAGAAATATTATAAGCGTTCTGAACATTCTGTTGATTAGCGGCGTTAGCGGCGGCTGTGTCTGCGGTATTGGCCTGTCTTCTCCAAGAAACATTAGACTGCTCTACTGCTTGTGCATTAGCGGCATTCCAAGTATCTCGTTGATTGTCAATCGAAGCATTAAACTTAGATATATCTGCTTCAAGTTGTGCAGTTAAAGAGTCAGCTTGTAAAGTGTTTCCTGCTTCAATAGCCGCTGTGCGATTAGCTTCAGTGACGTTAAAAGACTCCATAGCATTCTGTGCAGAAGTGTTAAACTGCATCATATTATTAGACTGACTAATCATAAACTGATCAATTTGATTTTGAGATGTTGCACCAAATTGTTTTGCGGCGTTCTGTGCCGATTGATCAGACAACAAAGACTGTTGTGCTATTTGCTGATCCATTACAATAGCTTGTTGCGAGTTGCTCAAGTTAGCCATATCTTTAGTCAAGAAGTTTTTAGCATTCTCTACAGACGCACGAGTCCTTGCATCAGCATTAGCTAGATCTGTTTGAGCTAGTAGCGAAGCATTAGAAAGGGCTGTTTGTTGATCGGCACTAAACTTTGTAGCCGTCATAGTCTGCATAAACTTACTGTTAGCCATTTCCATTTGTTGCTCGTTGCTCATTTTGCTCATGTCAAAGTTAGCGTTCATTTGAGCATTAAACATTGCGGCGCTTTGCTCGTTGCTAAGATTCGCAAGTCCCATCTGCTGTGCAAGCTGTGCGTTAACCTGTCCTGCCGCCATCTTCTTTTCAAACATTTGAAGCTGTGCTACGTTTTCAGCATTCATGCTTTCTGAATCAGCTTGGTTTTCAAAAGTAAGATTAGCTAACTGTACTTTTTCAGAGGCGCTTAACTGAGCCATTTCTGCATTTTGGCGCAAGTCTTCATTCTTAGCCATCATGTTTGTATAGATAGTAAGTTTTTGAAGCTGTACTTTACTAGCTTCAGTCATGTTTGCGCTGTTTGTTGCCGCTTCTTCAGACAAGTTAGCTAATTCCATTTGCTGATCGTTGTTTAGATTAGCAAGATCCATCTGTTGTGCAAGGTTAGCATTAGTCTTTTTAAAGTCTACAAGAACATTAAGGTCTGCTAAACGTCCTTGATTAACAGCCGACATAGATGCTCTATCTGTAGCATTCTGTTCGGTTAGATTTTTCATTTCAAGCTGAAGCTCATTAGAAATGTTAGCTTTTTCCATGTCTTGATCTAGATCGGCTTGTCGCATAATCCTAGAAACTTGAGCGTTATATGTAGCAAGTTTTGATTGCTGATCGGCAGTCATGTCTTGAGAACGTGCGGCATTCATAGCTTGCAAGTTTGCTAAGTCTGCTTGAACTCCTGCACCTAAAGTAGATATAGCGGCCTGTTGTTTCTGTGCAGATTCTTGTTGTGCTCTCTGCTGAGCCATCTGTGCATTAGTTAAATCTGTCTCTTGTTTTTGCTGTGCAGTAGTCATTACTGCTTGTTGCTCAAAGCTGTTCTTTTGCTTTTTAATTTCATTAGCCATAGAAGCTGTTTGAGATGCAGAGGTCTGTGAATTAGCAAGGTTCTGCATACGCACTTGCATGGTGTTTTGTGCAGTAGACATGTTAGCTTGTTGTTCGTTACTTAGGTTCTGCTGTGCGCGTTGCTGTAGTGCTTGAGCATTGCTCTGTGCAATAGGTAATGCACTTTGGATAATAGCATTGAAGAGCGCATCACGGCCTACAGTAGAAGTACTTAAACCTCTCTGAGCCATCTTAGCTTCTAAAGCCGCTACAGCAGGTCTAGCCCATGCAGGAGTTTCGCCATCTTCCATACCTGCTAACAAGCCTTCCATCTGTGTAGAGACTAAGGCTTCAACAGGCAGTGCCGCTACAGCCGCAATAGTTTTAGGGTCTGCGCCAGAATCTATCTGAGCCATTACAGTTGCAGGGTCTTCAACAAGTGCCGCTGTAACTTCTTTAGGCACATTAGCAACTACTGCTAACATGTCTGCGGCGGCTACCATACGCGCAGGGCCTGTTACTGCATCCATTGTTGCGGCTTGGGCTGTTGGAATACCACCAATTTGTGAAGCATTTCCTTTAGAAACTTCGCCTGTGATGCCTTGACGCTCTTGCATATCAACAGGAGGGACATCTCCAATCTCAGAAGCTTTTCTGCTTTTAGCTTCGCCTACAGCGGTAGTTCGTTCTATTACCGCGTACTCAGGAAGATCTTCTAAATTAACACCTTCTTTAGATACTATATCTAAAAGATCTTTTTGCTCTCTTTCAGACATTGTTTGAGCAATGCGATCTGCTACTACAGGGTCTGTAGCTTGAAGTACTTCGTAACGCTTATCTGATTGTGCGGCTGTAGCATAATCTTTATACTCTGGTCTATCAGCGGCAGTGCCTAATGCGGCTTCTTCAGCGGCGGCATCACGTTGAGTTTCTGGTGCTTGTGCAGTAACATCTACTTCACCTGCTTCTACTTTAGTTAGGTCGCCCTCAAATTGAGCCGCTACTGTTTTGTCCATTTTGCCTTCAGTAGTGGTTGCGTCATAACGCTCTGCTTGTTGCCCTTCGCCTGTTAAAGTACCTTCAATTGCGTTGCCTTGATCGGCTGTTAAAGCTCTAGGGTCATCTATTTCTCTACGTGCGCCTGTTTCATTATCATAAACAAATATCTTGCCGTCTGCGGGCATAACTGTCCGGTATAGCCTATCCTTTTTAGGTTTAGTAGAATATCCTTTTGGTATTCCTACCTCTCCTGATGTTGCATCTGTAGCGTCTTTAAGCTTTTCAATGTCATCATCACCTGTTACGGTTCCTGTGGGGAGTGTGCCATCTTCATTTAGTATTGTGTCTGTTGTCGCTTGGACTAAGGATGCTACAGGCGCGTCTTGTACAATTTTTGTAGGTGCTTCTTTTGTAATGCCTGTATTAGTAACACCTATAACACCATCAATATTATCATCACTAGTATCATCGTCCTCGACGCTATCATCGTTATCGACGCTATCATCGTCATCGACGCTATCATCGTCATCGTCATCGTCATCGTCGTTATTAGTTAATACGTCTTGCGGCCCACCAGAAGGATCAGTATCGGCTGTTGTTTCTTGGCCTGCGCCAAAATACTCTCCTTGATTACCGTAGTCGTCAGCAAGCTGAGCTATCTGCGCAGGAGTAAGTCCTGTAAAACCATTGCCCATACCACCTGCAACTCCAGTATTTTCTTTGTAGCCACCACCACCACCCTCAACAGTTTCAGGACTTACTTTAGACCCGCCGCTTGTTGGAGGATCAACAATAACTGTATCTGTTGGAGGTGCTACAATAGGCCCAGAAGGATTAGGAATTTTTTTAGGCTTAGGTTTAGGCGGGTTGCTGTCATCATAAGGAGCAGGAACCTGTGGCTTAGGCTTAGGCTGTAACTTAGGCTTAGGCTCTTTAACGCTATCATCAAAAAGATCACGAGGCTTAGGCATAGACCTACCGCCTCTACCGCCTCTAGCATATTGCTTACGTTTCAGAGCCTCTAAAGACTTATTAGCGTTTTTCTTTTTTTCTTTATTACTCATCTTTTAATCTACCTTTTTTAATAAGCTTTTGAACAGTTTCTGATTCGTAAATCCTAATGCCTAGCCATACAATTGTAAACAAAGAAGCAATAGGTGGTAGCCAACTAATCATAGTTAACACTCCTGTGCTTGCCGCCGCTATATCTATTCCTTCTTTTGTTTCTTCCATGATTTCAATCCTTTGCTTTGTTGCCTAAGAATGCAAACTGCTCTAGAACTTTGTAGGCTTTAGCAACCCACATATCGTCTTTAGGAGTTTCGGTATAGTTGCAGATTACTGAGGCTACTGAAACTAAAGATGTTGCTAGTACGTATAAGTCTAATAAATATCCCATTACCAAGGTACTCCTGTTGCTTGCGCTGTTGCACGATCAATTTGATTTTGCACTCTTGCTGTACGGTTAGCTTCAATACGCGCTTTAGCTTCTGCCGCTGTTTCGCTACCTTCTTTTAGGCTGTCATATATCCAATTAAGCACGTTATTTTCGGTTAACGATGCATAAGCAATATAGCCTGACGCTGAAGCATCATAAGTACAGAGTAGCTTGCCGCCCTCTACCGCTGAATAAGCAGGAGTTGTGTCAGACAAAGCATTGCAAGTCCAATATGCCTTGATTACGCCACCATCTGCGTCAACGTGTGTCATGTCATTTACTTTCCAAGTTGTTGTTATAGCCATGTTTCTATTCCTCTAGTGCGGTTATTCTTGCGGTTAGTGATTCAATTAAGGTTTGTTGTTCTTGCATTGCTTTTATAATGTACGGAGTAAGCCTTCCGTAATCGACCGACCAAGGGTTTTTCTTTTCGTCTTCAAGTCCGACTGATACCGCCTCTGGGTACGTTTTGTGGAGTTCTTGAGCGATGAATCCTGTAGAAGTGTTTCCGTGTTTCTTCCAATCAAATTGGCGCGGTTGAACTTTTAATATGTTTGCAAGCTGAGAAGGCATATCTACAATATTTTCTTTTAATCGCTCATCAGAAGAAGTGTTGTAAGCAACATTAGAAGATGTAGCGGCTGTGGATATACTACCTAGAACGGTATCTGAATCCGCAAACGTCACCATTTTATAACCATCTTGAATTGCCGCATCGCCTGAAGTTTGTAAGTATAAAATTGATGATGCGCTGTTGGCAATTGACGAATTGCTGTTCGCTAAATAAGCAGTAACCACACTAGTGCTAGCACTTAAGGCTGTAATAGCGCTACTAAAAGTAACCGCACCTGAGGTAGCAATCTGTATTGCAGTAGCGTTGTTTGCTGAACCAATATAGCTATTGTTATTGATTTTAATAGAAGGGAAAGATGATGCCGAACCTGCAAAGACTCCTGCATTAAACGTAGCCGCGCCTGCCGCTGACATATCAAGAGTTAGGGCTGTAATGCCACTACCACCATCAACGCCTTTAAATAACATTTCTCCGTTATTAACATTAGATTGTATGTTCAACGCATCTGAAGAAGTAAAGAAACTACCGTAATGTGTGCCACCATCTTTAAGTTGTATAACTCCTGCATTATCAGCGTCTAATACTATAACTCCTGTTACGTCTAGTGTTAGGTTGCCAGTGCCATTCTCAAGATAACCATTAGAATTATCGTGATAAAAAACAATGTCACCATCAGTACCAAGCCTTATAGCATGGTTATCAGTAAGCCTAACATCATCACCAAAATACGCTGTGCCGCCTGTTGACATATCAAGGGTAAGGGCTGTGATTGCTGAACCACCATCGTTGCCTTTAAAAACTAAATCTTTATCAGATATAGAAGATTCAATAATAAACTCACCGCTTGAACCAGTTTCAATTGAACCTGCTAAAGCTCCACTACCTGTATAAAAAGCAACTAAATCTACAGCACCTGACGCAGTATTGTGGAACCCACCTGCGTAGTGAGCGGCGGCTGTACTTTGTGCGCCTACCACTGGCCCTGTAGAACTTGTTGCTGAGATAATAGAGTTTGTAAAAACACTTGACGTACTTCCAACAATTACTTTGCCGCTAGACGTTACTATATTGTTACTAAACGAAGCCACACCTGAAGTACTAAAGTTTAAAACTTCTCCAGTGCCATCAGAATCTTCTAGTGCTAACTTGTGACTATCTTGATAGTTTTTCCAAACCCATGAACCTGTGTTAGAGCCTACTGAAAGAAAAGCATTACCTGCCCCACCGTCTATAGTTAAACCATCATCACCAGTAATTGTTCCTCCTACATTAATTGCCGCATTAAACGTAGCCGCACCTGCCGCACTCATATCAAGGGTGAGGGCTGTGACGTTACTGCCGCCGTCACTACCTCTGAAAGATATATCTCCATCTGAAATATTTGATTCTATAAAAAAATTGCTACCACTTTTAAATAAAGTTCCATAAACAGTTCCATCATCTTTTATTTGTACAACGCCTTGATTCCCCGCATCTAATACAATCAATCCTGCTACGTCTAGTGTTAAATCACCACTTGATAAATCTATTTGGGTACCATCTATTGTAATGTTATCTACTACTACACCTGCGTTGGCTGTTACAACACCTGCAACCGCTAGAGTGCTTGCCATATCAACAGCACCATCAATGTCTACTACATCAAGGTTAGTTGTGCCGTCTACGTCTATATCGCCTGAGATGTCTAGACTTGCAAAGACTGAAGTGCCTGTAGCAGTTACTGTGCCTGTTACGTCTATACCCGCGGCATCTATGTGCATACGCTCTGTACCGGCTGTTGAAAACCCAATCGTGTTGTTTGAAGGACGATAAATTCCATTGTCGTTATCAACACCAATTCTTATTCCGGGATTTGCGGCTGAACCATCAGTGGTACGAATAAGACCACTACCACTCATGTTCAAGTTACCACTGATATCTACAGCACCATCAATGTCCACGACATCAAGGTTAGTGGTTCCTGCAACATCTATAGCACCCGACACATCTAATGTAGCCGCGTCAAGTTCTCCAGTAATGGTTAAGTTCCGTATGCCTGTATAGTCTTTGTTACTATCTAAGATTACTGCCTTAGAAGCTACTGCTGTACCTACTGCTGTACTGCCAATGTCAAGAGCATTCAGTTCGCCTACTACTGCTGTGATACCATCTAGTGCGTTTAGCTCTTCGGGCGTTGAAGTAATTTGTGTATTACTTGCTACAGCTAATACAGGAACTGTACCTGAAACATTCGGCAATGTAATAGTCCGATCTGCTGTAGCGTCTACAGAGGTTAAAGTTGTTTCGTGTGCATCGGCTGTAGAGCCTTCAAAGATTACAGCGTTGTTAGAATCCATAGTCACACTGTTAACTGTAGTAAATGTCCCACTTACTGAAACATTAGGAACAGTTAGTGTGCCTGTGCTTGGGTTGTATTTTAAATCACCATCAGACTCTAAGCCTAAGTTACCGCCGTCTAAGTCACCACCCGCTGTAAAGACAATAGCGTTGTTTTCGTTTGTGTTTTCGTTGTCAGTGATTGTAACTGTTGTAGCTACAGCCGCTGTGCCTGAGTAGCCTGAAGAAGTAATTGTGCCTAGTGAGCTACCTGCGTCTGCAAAAGTAACTGTGCCGCCATCAGCATCCAGAGTTATGTTACCTGCAACGTCTAGTGTTAAAGCACCGCTTGAATCTATTTCAGTACCGTCTATTGTAATGTTGTCTACTTTTACACCTGCATTAGCGGTTACAATACCTGCAACAGCAAGCGTAGAAGCCATATCTACAGCACCATCAATGTCAACAACATCAAGGTTAGTAGTTCCATCTACATCAATGTCACCAGAAATATCTAAAGAAGAAGCAGTCAAGACACCTGTAACGCCAAGAGTACCTGCAATGGTTGCGTTTACATCTACATCTAGTGTATCTATGTGTGCAGTACCATCAAGATATAAGTCTCTCCATTCCTGCGAAGAGCTTCCAAGGTCAAATGCACTGTCAGTATTAGGAATAATATTACTGTTTACATCAGCACCGAATACAACATTATCGCTTGCCGCGTCACCTAGAGTAAGCGTACCGCCATTAAGCGTTGTAGTACCAGTAACTACAAGAGTTCCACCGATAGTTGTATTGCCTGTTATACCTAGTGTGCCGCCAACAGTTGTGTTGCCTGTTACTCCAAGAGTACCTGCAATGGTTGCGTTAGCGTCTACGTCTAAGGTGTCTACGTGGATTGTTCCATCAAAGTAGCCGTCTTTAAACTCTAAAGAACTTGTACCTAAATCTATATCACTATCAGTAACAGGAACGATTGCACCATCTTGGATGCGAATCTGCTCGACTGCTGAACCACCAACCTCTACAAAGACTCCCCAACGATTGTTAGAACTGTCTACTACAATCTTGTTTAAGAAGTTCTGATCACCAATTGTATGTATGTTACCACCTTCAGCCGCACCGCCATCGTGTTGGTGTCCGGTAGTGCCAGTAGTAGTGTATGCAAACGCAGATACAAGTTTATTGTATTCGTCATTGAAAAGAGCGGCTGTGATTGTATCGCCATCTGTAAGTGTGCTTTGTCGTGTATAACTTGTTCCTGCCATGTCTGGTTATCTCCTGCCTGATGGGACGTAATCAACGTATAAGCCGTTAATTGCATAGGGTGCGTTTTGGTCATCACTGGTAATTCTAAAGTTTGCTACGTGTCCACTGCCTTCTACTGCCTGTCTAAACATTGGGTCTTTACTGCCACCAAATGTAGCCGCCGCAAATATTGCTGATCCAAAAGCCGAAGGAATTGGAATACCCTCTACTGGATATATTGGAGGCTGTGGAATATCTAAAGATTCGTAGTCGTATCTAAGTCTTAAAGATGGGAGTATCTGTCCTTCAGGGGAAACAGATATTTTTACGTAGTATAAAGTTTTTCGAGTTCCAATGTCTCCAAAGTCATAATTGGGTGTAGTATACTTTGCGCTAATATTAAAAGCTATTCCTGAGTCAGAAAAAGCATTTCCTGTATCGTGGTTGTAAATATAACCTTTATTATCTCCGTGGAATGTATTTTCTACACCGTCTTTGTTAAATCCTGATGTTAATCCTGTTGCTTGTATTCCTTTTGTTTCAGACCACTCAAAACCGTTAGGTGTTAAAGTTCCAATAATTCCTAGTGCAGAAGATGATCCACCTCCTACCTGACTAAAGAATAATCTATACTGAGACTTACTGCGGAGTACTGTGCTTGTAAGTGTAAAGGTGTTTACAGAGTTTGCAAGTGTAGCTATTACTGATTGTATCTGCCTACTTACTGATCCTAATTCAACGTCACCAATACGTGCTGTACCTGCTACTGAACGAATACCATCTGGGCTAAGGAATACTAAGTCACCACCAATCTCCTGAATACTATGAGAGCTAAGGCAACCTACGTTTTGTGTTACTGGAACTATTGCAATATTAGTAGAACTATTTATATTTATAAGCTTGTGAATACTGTTGCGGCAGAAAATCATTAAGTCGTTACGAAAACTTTTAATGCCTACTACTTGATCTGGAAGTACAATAGCTCCACCTGTAGAACCAGAAAAATCACTAGGATCTAAAAGATTACTATAAAAGATTGTGTTCTTTGCGCTTGGTGATCCTGCAACAACTAAGTGACTGTCGTGAATAACACATACTGTAGGAGATGTTGTTCCATCTACTGTTACTTCTTCTGCAAAGAATGTGCGAGAAGCTAAGCCACCAGTGCCTGTCATATTAAATAAGAAAGGCTTGTTTATCCCATCAGTGATTATAAGCTGACCGTAGTCGCTGTTACCTTCAAAGATTGTAAAAGTTACTTGGGCTTGTCCAGTTCTTGCATCTACGCTACGGTTACTAAAGGTTGTGAAGTTGTCTCCTCCACTGGCTACGCTTGCTTTGTTTAACTGTAACCAACTTGCTCCATCAACACTAAAGAAAATACCTGTACCGCTACAAACAACTACACCGTCTGCATAAACTTTAAGTCCTAATACAGTTTCACCACCATTAGGTCGATTAGATCCAAAAGCTGAGTAACCATTTATACGTCTGTACCCGCCATCTGGATTCACTTCAAAGTTTAATAACTCTGTAGCAACTCCGGGCTGAGCAAGCATTTCAAGCTGATTAAGGTTGGTGTTTAACCCGCCTCTACAAGAGATACCAAAGGGTTGTGAAGCGGCCATTAAACATACCTCATCCGATCATCTTTAATATATGTAGGCGTAGGCTCAATAAGGTTAGAACGCATACTGCGTAATCCTTTTTTGTAATCATCTAATGCGAATGATGCCGCCTGTGGATTGTCTTTGAACTGCCAGATATAGTACCTAGCTCTAGCTTGTAGAACACCAGTATACAAATCTGGGAAAACTATATTGTCGCCATGAGCAACTAGTTTTGTTGGTAGGTTCCACGCATAAAACCAAACGCGGTATACCTTATCGGGAATAGGGCTGAGTCCAAACTTACGTGAGTCTGGGCTTCTAATAACGGCAGAAGGAACACCGTAGTTTTGTGTGTCTGCATCGTCTAGGTTCTCTCCAATTCTGCGAAAGTCTTTCCATTCTTCAGTTGTTAAGAATTTAAGGTTGCGACTTATGTACGGAGGAGATTCTCCAGATACGCCTACAGTAGTAAGATAAAAGTTATCCCAATCTATTGAACTGTAGTCGGTTGTAATATTAGAACTAGCAGGTTTTAACTCAAAGAAACGCTGACCTATAACTGTCTCAACAAATACGTTTCCGTACATTGGATCTACTGTGCCACTTTCTGCAACAGATAAGAAAGGCCATTGAGGTTCTTGAGTTATAATATCAAAGTAAGCTCTATTTACTGAGTCTTTAACGTGTTGCTGTACGCCTAACGCACTTGAAAAGGTTGATGCAGTTAAGGCAACTTCATTGAGTTCACGAAGAAGTTCATTAGTTAGTTCAAGGTAAGTTGTTGCCATATCTTATTGCGCCTTTGATTTAGTTTCAGTTTCTTTCTTTCCAAAGATAGCATCCCAGTTATCTTCGTATTTCTTTTTGTTCTCTGGCTTATACCAACTTCCTGTATCGCCTAGTATCTTTCCTTTACTTCTGCCTTGTATCATCACAGGCTTTGTGTTGCTTCCAAGTATTGCCATTATAACCTCTTAAAGATCAGGGGGCTTTTACACCCCCTTCTCTAATTGCTTACTTAGTCGATACCGTAGAACGCAGAAACAAGTGCGTCAGGGCGTAAAACTTTAGCACCGTAAACGTGCAAACCACGACAGATGTCGCCAAAGCTATCTGGGTCACGAAGAACCTCAGTGCTTGTAATGGTCTGAGCCGTTGCAGTAGAACTCATGTGTCCTGCAAGGATCTGACCTGCGGCATTAGAAGTAGCAGGTACGTTGTTAGACTTGTACATATCAAAACCACGTAGCTTACCAGAAGATACCAATCCATTGCGGATTCCACCTTGTCCGGCGTTGAAGTCTACAGACATTAACTTAGAGCTAGATTGTCCAAGTTGCTCGTAGAAGCTAGGTGGTGCCAAGAACCAACGTCCTTCCTCTGGGATGTTTTGCTCGTCAAGAAGACGCGCCATGTGTGCCATGACATCCAAAGGATCATGCTCGTTAGAACCGAAACCAATGTCCAAGTTACCAGTGCCGTCAAGAGTTCCTGCGGCTAGGTCAGTAGCACTATCGCTACCAAGGATGTGGTTAGGGCTTGAAGCTGAAACACCTGCAAACATCTTAGCAATTACACCTGCGTCAAATGCGTCACGCAAAGCGTAAGCGGCAGATGAAGATGCAACTTCTTTAAAGTTTACGTGAGACATAGCTGTTTCAATATCATCAACTTTGAACTTGAATGCGTTAGCAATATCAACGATCAAAGTAGTTTCAATGTCAGTCAGCTTAGTCTGAGCTACGTCAGCGCCACGCTCATAAGCGGCTACAGTGATTACTGGCTCTTTGATGATCTTTACAGAGTCACCGAAACCTGTGATTTCACCACTGTAATCAGTGTTGGTAATTGCTTCAGCTACCGATGCCTTACGGAAGAAGTTAAGAACCTTCTTAGAAAAGACTGAGGGTAGGAAGAAGCTGTTAGTTTGACCAGTAACTGAGTTACCAAAGTTACCGTTTGTGTCTGTGCTTTGCTCAAATAGAGCGTCTGATGTGTTAAAAGCCATGTTATGTTACTCCAAAAAAAGACAATAATGTTTAATCTACTATCCTGCCTTCCATAATAGCTAGGTCAATATCGGCTTCATACTTGTCGAATTGAGCCATAGACAGTTTAGTGATTTCCCGTTGTGACCAAATCTTAGGCTCTTTGGAATCTATTTGAGTAGTTCTCGTAGATACCATGTCTGCCGCTGAAGATTTGGGGGCTTGTGATTTTCTTGTCTTCTGCTTACTTCCAATCTTAATACCATTTTCCATCTTATAAAGATCAATAGCTTTTATCGCTAATGAAACATTGTCTGGGTTTTCATAGATCCAACCTTGAATTGCTTCTGGTTGTTCCTTAGCCCATTCGTGAAACTTGTCATCGCCTCGTATATCCTCAAAATCAGGATGTCGAGAACGCAGTGTAGTCTCCGCTTCTCTACGTTGAATGTTTAGCTCTCGTTCTTCAAGAACAGACATCTTAGTTTTCAAAGCTTGTAGTTGCTGTTCACTTTGTAAGTGTGCAACGGTTTCTACAGTTTCATATAGATCAGGATACTGCTCTCTAAAATTTTCAAGATCTTCGGTTGACTTAGGCGGGGCATACGCAGGTTGCGTCTCTTGTGCCATCGCTGTAAGCTGTAGTTCTTTCTGTTTAAAATCAGCTATCTTCTGATCGTAGTGTTTCTTTAGGTCATCGTATCGTTTTTTATAATTTGTATTTCCTTTGGGAGCTTCTTCTACTTGTTCAGGGGCCGCAGAGCGGGTAGCCTGTGAGGGTTCTTCAAAGAAAAGCGTATCTGCTTTACCTCTACTTGGAGCATCTGGCGTGTGCCAAGCCTTCTTAGAGTTATACGGATTCGCAGTTGGTTCTTCCATTTGTTCGTTTGCAGTTGACATATTGATCACACTCCTGTTGGGGCTTGCTAGTCTTTCAAGGTGGCTATATTACTCGCGTTTGTAATATAGGGTCTTGATACTTCAAGGTGGCCTCTAGGTAAAAAAATAATAAAGGGTTCAGCGAACTGAAGTAGCTTTATCGTATACTTGGCATTTGGTTAGCAGAGATCATTTGTTTCTTAACCTCTTCTTCACTATCATACGAATCCATATCGTCTTCGCTTGTTAGACCTCCAAATGCTTTCTTCATTAAATAACCACCATCAAAGGCTTTCTCAGCTTCGTCCATCATAGTTTGTAGCTGATCAGCGCCCATTTGATCGGTAGCCTTTTTGGTGAAAACAAATTCACCATCCGATAACCTTGCGGGAATCGAATCTGATACTCCAGTGCCAAGGCCACTTACTTCGCCTTCGCCAGAGAACTCTCCTGCAACATCCATAACCTTATCAAAGATGCCACTTAGACGTTCATCACCTTCTAGAACGCCCATTAAATATTCTTGTTCTTCTGTATCTAAAGACTCGCCTAGTACATAGCCTACGTAGTCTTCTTCCATCTCATCATCTGGTAGCTGTGAAGCTTCTGCCGCTTCTTTCTCATCTTCTGGGATGTTGTCGTATGTGTCTTCAGGCATCTCGTCTTCCATTTCCATTTCAGGAGGCATGAGCATAGAGCCTTCAGCGTACTTTAGTTTTCCACCTACATTTTTAGCTTCGCGTACATTATACTCACGACCTTCAAATTCGAAAAACTCTGCTTTTTCTTTTTTAGCTTTTCGTTGAGCTTCTCTAAAAGCTTTTCCACTATCACTATCTTTTTTATAGGTAGGATAGTCTTCAGGATTTATTCTTTCTTCTTCAGAGTCTGACATGACTGCAAGAGTCCCTGCACCGCCTAATAATGTTCCTGCTCCTAATCCTGCTACTCCAGTTACAGCTTTATCATCTCTTGAAGTTTTTGTAGCTCGTATTAAAGATTTAGTTCTTTCTTGATTTTCAGTTGCAGGTTTTAAAACGCTTGTTACAAAAGCATCTAAATCGCCTTTGCCCCCACCGCCAGTAGCATAGTTTTCAAACTTGCTTAAATCCCGCTGTTCAGACTTATTGTTTTTTAAAATTTGGTTAAGTTTATCAAAATTATTATCTTTGACATCATTAATAGCTGTTTGTATTTCTGCTCTTTTAGGTGGTTTTCCTTTTTTAACACTCTTGCTTTTCTTTACAGCCTCTACAATTAATTTTATTATGCCGCCCCCCGCATACTCTTCACGTTCAGGAGAACTTAATATAGAGCCACCAGACATAAACCCTTGTGTTTGATTTTCTTTAAATCTTCTGTTAGCTTCTTCTAACTTCCGATCCATTTCTTCTTGGTCTAGCCTTTCTTGATGTTCTTCAGCATCTTTAGACGACATAAATTGTTCAGGATCTTCTTCAAGCTCTTGAATTGTAGTGTTTTCAACTCTAACTACCTTACCATCAGCATACATTGCTCTACCGCCATACATCTTGCCTTGTCTTTTTTCTTGTTGCATTCTGTAGCGTTTGTCATCCATAGATTCTTGCATTTCTTAATCCTCAATTCTTTGTTTGGCTTCTTGTATTTGTTCTTTCAGTTGTAGCAAATTAGCCAGAGAACTCACTCTCCCCTGCTTGCGGTACAGTTCCAGTTCCGATGTTGCCACCGCCAGTGCCTGTAGCTCCAAGGTTCGGAGGTTGTTGAGATGCTCCTTGAGGGCCTCCCATAGCTCCCTGTTGTTCGTCAGGGGCGACAGCTTCGCCGCCATTTGCTTGTCCAACATTTTGCGCTCCTATAATTTGTGCCATCATTGCCGCTTCTTCTGGATCGTTAAGGATCTCATCAGGGTCAAGATCAAGGCTGTAAGCTAATTCACTTACAATCTTAGAGATCTTAACGAACGGTGCAATAGCAGGATTCTGAGCAGTCTGTAAGAACATTGTTAGTCGCTGACTGCGTACTTCTTTTTGCATGAGGCTATTTGTACCCATTGCATTTACTTCTAAATCACCTTCAATAGCTAACTCGCCTTCAAAGAACTGCATGTTCCACTGGTAATATGATCTTCCTAGTGGACGTAACAAGAAATCATCTATGTTCTTAACTACAGTTTTAATGTTGAGACTTGCCGCACCTAGTAGCATCGACATACCAGAAGCTGTACGAGTCATAGACTGTACGCCTGTCTGTCCGTGAGAGTAGCTAGGTATACCTGTCTGCTCATCTGCAAGCTGACGGAACTTATCGAACATCTGCAAGTTTTCTTGTGTTGTATTAGGGAACTTAATGCCATGAATAGCTTGACCTTGCATTCCTGACTGCCTTCTGAACACTTTTCCGGGATATATTTCCATAGATTGTCCACCTACTAGGGCAGACTCATCAACGTCAAAGACTACTGAGCCAGATAGCGCAAGATTATCAATAGCCATACGTGCATGACCATTCATTATTTGTTGCGAATCGTCCATATTCTCAGCAACGCCAATACCAAAGAAAGAATAAGGATTACGCTCGTAAGGAAAGGCATTGTATGGGAGTCTGTACGGAGTGAATGGATTAACAACCCCACGTAACAGCTTGCCATTACTAACCCAAGCATTAACCTGTACTTCATCTAAATCGTCTACCTCGTCTGGGAGTTCCATTCCTGCTTCTCTAGCGTATTGTGCGTCCATTACGCCCCAGTACTCCAATACTTCAAAAAGCCCATCACCATACTCTTCTGTGTGGTGATTGTCCTTCAATTCAGTCTCATAGTCTTTTTCAGTGTAGTTAGATCCCATAACTAAACATTCGCGGATCTGATCTTTGTTGAAATGAGGTAGCTTTGCTAGACCTCTAAGCTGTGAGCGGTTCATTTTGTGGCGGTGAAAAGTGTATTCGCAGTCTTCCATTGTTGTTGCATTAGGATCTGGAAAGAAGTCCCAGATACTTACAAACTCAATGCGCGGTACACGTACTGATAGCGGATTGTACGTTCTTTCGCCTGTCTCTTCGTCTTTTTCCCAACGACTAAGAGTTTTATTAAAGTTAAATGGGCCTTTAACAACTCCTGTGCCAAACAACGCAGACTCAAACAACGCATTACGCAGTTCAGAAGAGCCATTAGACTCTTCGATCTGGTCATGTATTAGTTTTTCCATAAGTCTAGCGGCATCTTTAGCCGGAGCAAGCTGTAAAGCCTGTGGATCAGGGTTAGGGCCATCTTTAAACGCTACACCTGCTTCGTCTAAAGCATTTTCTAACGCTGATTCACCTGATGAGAACGTAGCTCCTGCTTTTAAAACCTTACCATCACCTTCATATCCTACGTCAAAAGGGTTTACAACCTCTTCTGGCGTTTCTTCTTTTTGTTCTGGTTCAGAAGTTTCAATACTAGGAGCATTATCTAAATGTTTATACGTAGAAACACCTTCAGGAACTTTGGTTTCTTTAACGCCTATCGGGAACTGACCTGTACCAAAGATAACATCTACTAGCTGACCAAAAGCCGCAATGACTTTAGTCTTAGTTACTTTAATAAAGACTCTAGACTTCTCAGACTCTCGGAACCTTACGCTTTTGCCGTAAAGTCCACGAAAGTTATGGTAGGCTTGGAGCCATCGAGCTTCATCATGCTCTCTGGCCCTTTCTGCTTGTGCAAAACGATCTTCTACCAAGCCTACAAATTTGAGTCGTACAGCTTCTTCAAGGGTCAGGTCAAGACCACTCTCGCCTTCTACTGGCGAAAAGTAAATCTCACCTGCGTTTCCGAATAAACCGTTCTCTTCTTCACTCATTTAAGTTTTCCTTAGAGTTCTTGGAACTGAGCAATATAAGTAACAGTAGTAGCGGCAGTTGCAAGGTCTGCTCCAATTGGTCGCAAAGTAATAAAGACATTACGAGCCGCGGCAGAGTACAAAGCACCTGCAATAACAATAGCTTCGGTAGTTGCGGGGCCACCTTTAGGGCCAACTCCGGTAGTAGCAAACTGGTTAGCCGCTTTACCGTGTGAGTTTTCAATCAGATATAAAGGTACGTTAGCTGTCCAAGTTACAGCGGCTCCACCGTCATCTAGAACGGCTGTAGCGGCGAGTAACTGCGCTCCTGCTGAAGCAGTACCAATAAAGATGTCTAAGTCATTACCACTTGAACCCGCAGTAACGAGGTTACCTTGAGGATAAGCGATTAAGTTAGTTAGGACTGTTCCTGCGGGCTGAGCAATCGTAACAATAGTGTTTGTGTCATCTGTAACTGCGATGGTAGCTGTCGTTACTTTTACTTCATTAGTAGTGGTTACTTCTTGATCTGGATTAGTCGTATCTACACGAGCGGCTAATCTACGTACATCAATTGCGTTTGATGCGTCATTTACGTCTTTACGAATATTTACTTGTGCCATAATTACATTCCTTTTATTTTAGTTTGTTCAATAACCAAATGTTGAGTCTACAGGGCTATATAATCTTTCCCGATGAAACTGTCTCATTTGACTTATCGTGTCGTTGATGCGTGGTCGTGACATAATCAGATAACGTAGTGCATCGTAAGCGTGATCAGGTGCATGAGTATCTACGTCTTCTGGGTTGCGTTTATCCAGAGGAATACTTTGTAGTTCGCGTATCAGGTTCGGGCATGTATTAAATAATTGTATTTTGGGCCTACCGCTTTGCATGACTTTTAAGTATTCGTGGATTTGAATCTTTCCTTGTATCCTATTCTTATCTGCTCTCCTGAGCTTGTGTCCTGCTCTCTGAAGCGTTTCGCCTATCGTTGGGCCTGTAGTACCTGTTCGGCTCCAACACGCTGTATCAAGCACTCCTTGGACTGAGAAGGGGTCTTGCATCTCCATGGTTGTAATCAGTTCTGCAAGCTCTGTACCTAACAATCCTTTTTGGTATAGTTCTCTGTATACTATTAATGTTCCATCACTGGGATCAACAGCCGCCCAAATACAGGCGCTCTCTGATGCGTAACCGTAGTCAATTCCTTTTACGCGCTCCCAGTGTACTGGTATTTCAAAAGGCGTAATAACATGTAGCTTTGGAATAAACTCTGTGAAGGCCGCACCTTCTGCAACATCCCAATTACCTTCTAGGAGTTGCTGACGCTGTGTAGGCGGTAAAGCCTTCAGCATCTTTTCATAGTTTCCATCTGTTGCTAGGAAAGGATTATCCTGTAGCCTAGCGGGTATAAACTTCCGTGTTAAGCCGTCAGCCCCTTCAAAGGACTCACAGGGTACAGCAGGGTCAATGTATCTCTTCTTAACCCATGTAGCTCCCGCGCCGCCCGGATTCGCTGTACAACGCATGTAGCATGTAATTGCGCTATCAGTTGTCCGTAACCGCGATGCAAGATAGTTCCAAGCAAACTCTGTAGGAAGATGTGTAATCTCATCAAACCCTATCCAACTATATGCTTGTCCTTGGTAGCGGTATACGTCTGCATCACGCTCCAAGAATCCAAACTCTATCTTTGCACCGCTTGGGAAGTTCCAAAGTTTCTCTACTTCCTTATACTTACATCCCGGAAATGCTTTCGGGTACAACTCTCTACTCTTGTCTATAAGCTCTCTAAGTTCTGGCATAGAGCGTCTTATGATTAGACCCCTGTGAGCGGATCTGTGGGCGTAACGTAATGGATCTACTAACATAGCGTAGGACTTACCACCTCCTGCCGCTCCACCGTAGAGAACATCTGTTTCTCCTGCGGCAAGGAAGTCTTCTTGTGGGCCTTCGTTGGCCTTGAAGATAACATCCTCTTGAGCTTCAGTTGCTAAAGAAGAAGGTAAGGATGCTAGTTCAACGTCTTCTATGACATTAGAGCTTTCTGTACCTTCTAACTTATTAAGAGTCTTTGTAGTTGTACTTATGGACTTCTTAAAACTATCGACTTTAGCTTGAGCCGCCTTTAATTTCTTTTTCTTTTCTTTTACTGTTCTTTCTGCATCCATCTTTGCTTTAGTCTTTGAGTGGTAAGTATAACCACGCCCTTTAGACCCTTTAGCTCTACCTGCTTTCTTACGCGGAGTGCCGTCAACCTTGAGTACGAAATTGCCTTCTTCGTCTTTAAGGTAGTTATCAGGATTAACATCCCAATCATCTTGCATCTTTAGACGCTATCTTCTTTAAACCACTATGAGAGAGCTTGCGGCCTGTTTGATACTCTAGCCATATAGATCCTTCGCGCAGACTTAATGATTCACTCTTAATTAAATCTACAACCATGTCTAAAGCCTCTATCTCTTTAAGGATTGGCTCTAGTAAAGCATCGTTCTTCTCATCTAGCTTATAGCCAAAAGGAATAGTGCTACTAGACCTCCTCATAATTACCTTCTATTACTGTTTCTGTCTTAGCAGGAAGTATAAATAAACCTCCAGAAGTATTAACAGTAACATCTAGCCTATCTGTCTTGCCTAATCCTACACGGTCTAGGATGGTCTGTGCGGCCTGTATACGCATATTAGCCTGTGGGATAGGTTCTGCACTATCCATAATGTGTACAAGCTTTAAAGCGGCTTTAGGGGCGCTCTGCGCTAAGATGTTTGTAGCTAGATCTAGTATCTCAGTCTTCAAGCTTTTAACAACGCTATTGATGCTAGAGTTTGAGTACCCTGCCATCTCTCCTGCAAGCTTAGTGTCACCATTACAGGTTACTAAGTTATCTATGAAGGACTGTTGTTTAGTTGTTAATTCTTTATTCTTTGTCATGTACTACATTATAGCCCTAGAATGGAGGTTTGTCAAGTGTTATTTTACTTATTTGTTAAATAAAGGTACGAAAGTACTTGACAGATTGCGAATCTGAGGCTATAATAGATATTAAGCCCTCAGGGTTATATAGCCATTCTAGGCTACCTATCTACAGACCCCTTTTCAACAAGGGGAAAAAGAATATCTTCTCCCCAACCCCTTTCCTGTATAGTCTTTAAAGCCCCGCCCCAATCTGGTACACACTCTAAACCTTCTCAAAATGTATAACATTGTGTATATATGGGGGGGGAGGGGTATGGCGACCTGCCCCGCCTAGACAGCCTACTATTTATAGTCGTTTTCAAGCGGGTCATGCGATCGCCTATCACACCTGAGCTTTAAAGTCCACATAAATTTAACAGATCTGAATCACTAGCAGAAAATACCTTTGAAGTCTATCAAGTGTGCCAAATTAAATAAATTAAATAGCTTGATAACTGGTGTACAGTGTGATAGGACTCCAAAGCCTTCAAAGATCAATAGCTTTAAACTATAAAGACTATATAAATTAATATCTTGCAATATACTTTTATATAGTCTAAGGAATCCTACAAGATTCTAAAACCCTCTCTAATCCATTCTAAGCCATTCTAGCCATACCCTTTATGATTAATCCTATTTCCTTTTTAAACCCTTCAGAAGCTATTAGACGCTATTGAGTCTCTATAGTCACAGCTAGTTTAAATAAACTATTGTATTATCTTTTATTGTGTGTTACTCAAGACTCCTTATGTAAATATTTATAACGGTTATAAAATCTATTTAATTTAATTTAATTTATTTTGCTATGGGGTGTTGACATAGGGATTCAACTAGTCCAGTATGCACCTATCAACTTAAAAAACTAAATAACTTTAACCAATACAGGAAATACTAAAATGTCTAATCAAATAATCACTACTGAAATTAGTCTTAAAATTGCAATCAAATGTGCCAACGGATTGAAAGCCGGAACAAAAAATAAAGCAATGGTGACAGAGCTAACAACTAGCGCAGTCATGGCGCACCTAAGCGGTGTTGGTGTTGTTCCTTCGGTCGGCATTAGCGGTGCAGATTTTATTCTTGCTCTTTGGGGAGCCTTGGAAGATAACAAAGAGGCTCTTGCCGTCTATCGCGCCCAGTTGAACCGCATTAGTAAAAAGATACGCAAAGAGAACGGCGACAAAAACCCTTTAGCTCTAACAGTTAAAGATGGTGAACTAGTCGATGTTATACCGCGCACCGCTAAAGGCGGTACTGGCGAAGGCGAAGGCGAAGGCGCAGAGACTAGCGCACCAGATACCGCTATAGATCCCGCGATTAAACTAGCTTTTGAGGTGCTCTCTCGCATGATTAAAAAGGAAAAAGACGAGAAGCAATTGGACG